CATAAAGAACACATTCGTGTTCACCATCAGCATCCGCTGCGGAAGGAGGTGTTACCCCCCAAGAAGTAGGGTTAGGATTTAATCCAGGGACCCAAGTTGTACCACTGTGGAACAAGAACGTGAGGTAGCAATCTCACGCGTACGGTTCCTCTGAGCGTATACTCGTTAGAGTAGGAGCGCTCGGTCGATACCTGAGCCAAGCGAGTTAACAACATCGCTTGGTGATCCGATGTGCGGCTTACGCCGACGAAAGCAACCATCGAGACGAGAAAGCCTTCAAATCCTCGTCTTGCTGGTTTGGGCAGGAACGCGATGCCTCGAGACAAAGCCGGATTGGCTTCATCAAGATTCATCGCGAGCCCGCCATCACCGTACCCGAGTGGAATCCCGATCCTTACGGATTTTGGGAGACTTTGGTATAGGTGACGCCAATACTGTCTATACTTAGCACAACAGCCGACACGATTAGTGCGGCGATGAGCATAAGCCCGGACACCATTAGCCAGTTTAAAAACGCTTTCAACATTTTGGATCTTACCTTTCAGGTAAACAGGTTTACAATCAACACCCTGATAATAGTGCGCACCACAGGACTCTCGGAAGTGTCCAGAAGAGAAACTCTTCTTCTGGTTCACGCGAAAGCCTAAGAATGCACAAAAATCAGAGTAGAGGGATGCGGCGGCCACGGGAATAATAACATCATCCCCGAAGACGCTAATTTTCTCTTTCCGTAAATGGAGGAAATCGCAGCAAGCCCAGGCTGCTGCAAAGAAAATCAATGACTCGAGCTCGAAAGTGAACCCATTTCCCATCGCTGAGAACTTGGCCCACTTCAGACGCTTTCCGTCTAACACACCATACTTGGATCGACAAGACTCGAGGAGCGTGAACCAGCGGTCGTCAGGTATCAACGCACGTACTGTTTCATAGCTAATCGAGTCAGACGCAGAGGAGAAATCAATTGTCGCCAACGAATCGTCAATGGACGCTTCGCGTGACAGCTCCTGATTCCTCTCTTGCGTATTCAGATCGATCCCTTCCCGTTTGAGCCTCCGACGAATCGCGGTCCCTAGCGACTTCTGGAAAAAGATGTTAAATCCAGGTTCGATAGCGATGACGCGGTCTGTCTTCGAGTTCTTAGGGACAGTGACGATGGAGTTCCCGTCCTGGATGCTGAAGAACGTGTCGAGACTTTGATTTGCATCATCGTCCGCAGCGTACTTTCTCCAAGACGGATAGGCGTGGTCAAACCACGGCTCTATCAGGGAGTACAGTTCTCGCGTTATCCCGCGCTCTGCGCGGAACTTATTGTAGGCCGAAACTTCTGCACCCTTCATCAAGGTGCTGACGCCCGGTCCCCAATTAGCATTATTAGCAAACTCATCAGCCGAAATGCCGCCGAGAATCTCTTCAATTTTACGCCAGGTTCTATTTAGTAACCAAACGTTGGACCCCGTGTATGTAGGGTCCAAATGGAGATTCTTAAAGCGGGTATTCGTGCGACCGCAGAGGGCTTCATACTCATGAAACTTCTCTAAGGCTGCATCTCTTTTACTCACCGTCAACGACAAAAAGTTCGCCTTTGACAGAAAGGAGGTAGACGCATAAGCATCGTTAAACCGATCACAAGTATCATAATCGGAAGGATTGCAATCGAGATTCACAAGCTGTTCATGTTCGTTGTAGCGGAACAGGAGCCAGCATGTCAGAGCTCGAGGACAATCTACGGAGCTGAAGAAAAAACTAATAGCTTCGTCAGTGAACTGACTAGCATAGCGAGTGGTTCGGAAGGCCTTAAGCGCTTCCGTATGTGAACTTTTACGGTCCATATATTGCTCCAGTATGTTCGAAACCGGCCGAGGCCGGAATAGCACGTTAGTAGATAGACGTGCCGTCTTTGACCATGTTTCCAACGAGTGTCGTCTGGATCAGATTGCGAGCGTACGCGAGTACGTCCGATTTCTGGGCCAGAGTTGCTCGCTCAGGAAGCGTGAAGTCAAAGGCGAAAATGACGTCAAAAGCCTTAGACGGGGCCGGCTGAATACCGGTCGCGGTCGAAGGGCTCGTGACATCAAGTACTGGAAGCACCACCTTCCCGATGACTTTCACTGCTCGCGAGCCGTTTACCGGCTGGCGAGTCAGCAAAGACACCGTGGGATAGCCGAGTGCAATACCGCCGGAGCGATCTGCGTGGAAGGCTACGCCATTCTTGTCAATTGTGACGGGAGAAAATGTGTGGGTGACTGGTGTGGTTTGACCATCTGCCAGGATAATGTCTGCAAAAGCGGGCACTAGAATACTCCTTTATAGGGTTGAGTCAGCGTCGGAAGACACAGACGAGAAGTGCCAAAGCATTTCCGGCATGAATGGGAGAAAGAGGACTTTTAAACCGCGGAAAGCCTGCTCGAGGAAAAGATGTTAATCTCGAACGGACGATCTTCACGGTCACAGTCTTCTTCGACCACTGTGCCATATCTGTCTTAACACTAAGAGGTGAGCTCGGGTCCTTGGAATGGACAAGAGTACTCTTTCGGGAACCTGCCAAATGAGTGACTCGGGTACCTGAGATAAACTCCAGGCCTACAGTCGCATCAAGTGTATTTATCCAGTTGCCAATCGGTAGAAACCAATCAACAACGAAGGAATACGGAAGCAGTTCCCACGCGAGCAAAGCCGGGTTAGTCAGACCAAGCTGTCCCGCAAGGGAGAGATTTATATTTGGAGTCCCGTAATGTAATTTATACTTCACAGTATATCTCACATCCGAGTGTTCAGTCAGACGATCCCAGAGAGGACCGCTAATTGATGTCTCGTTAATTGGGCGGACGCACTTCCCTTCAGCGACCGACGACAGGTCCCCGGAATGAATTTTTGCAATCATTTCGGCGGACCCAAAGCAGTCCTGAAGGAGAGGCTTCCAACCATATTGGAGCTCCAACCAAGCTTTCGCGGCCGTCCCGTGAGGGTCGGCTCGAACGCTTGTGTGGTACCGCTTACGATTCTTTCGAGAGTAACTGGCTCCGACGGAGTCAGCTGCTCCTCTGATGTCGCCGCGTTTTAAAGCGGTGAACATCCGAGCGAATCGAATGGCAGTTGTGACAACAAGCGACATAGTCTGCTTGCGTTCGGCTATCATCTGCGCTACGTTTGTCTTCATGTCCTTGATATTCCCCAGAAGCTGGGTTATAGCAAGGTCATCGACGGCTGCGGCAACAGATGGAGCTACGTCACTAGGCGGAAGAACGCCATTCTGGAGGATTCCTCCTCCAGAAATGGAATTCGTCCACGGAGCCGAGTACGAAGAGTACGAGAATGAACCCGTCTGCTCATACGCATGCACCATGCTGTAACTATAATCGTTTTGGGGAAGCTCTCCAACTTCCTTAAGGGCGACGTAGTTGGGAGTTCTGCTCCAGGTCTTTGAAACTGTTTTTGTCGAAGCTGTCTTGTTCGTTCGAGTAGAACTCGAGCTAGTAAAGCCATCTCCGTCGCGAACAGCAACTGAATCGGAAGCATAACCTCCAGGATGAACGGTAACAACAGTAGTTGTTGGCATTAATCCCTCCCGTCTCGCATCTGACGGGCAAACTGAACGGCGACTCGTTGAGAGGTTCCAACCATCCCAACGAAGTAACCGGCCTCTACTAGCTGCACAGGTGACATATCTGTGAGAGCCTGTAGCAACTCGAGCATCGGCTCAATTTTTGAGGACTTACTTGCCCCCTCCCACTTATCAAATAATAAATCAGATGGAAAGAGTCGAAACTCTTCCATCCGACTGATAAATGCCAGAAACTGGCTAAGGAGCTGTGCAAGTAGTTTTGTATCCTCATTCATGGCCTTCTCCGAGTTGTTAAACCGACTAACCTTCTTGAAAGGTTTGCGGCGACCATTTGGTCTTAAGAAGAACCCCAAGG